GGTGTCAACACGCACGACGTGTGGTAAGGGTTGCCACGCCGGTGTTGACTGACCAAGTTTTTCAACCCTTTTGTCACCATGACTGCCTACACAACCAGTTGGTCTCCATAGCCAATCGCGTTTGTGGGGTGGTGCCAGCCCCCACTGTCGCTGGGCTGGCCGACCTAAAGGTCGCCGCGACACGCATCGCTGACGCACTACCTAAGTGCGTCCCCGAGGATTACTATATGATGCCGCTCAGGTATTCAGGTGGTAAGAGAACAAGGTACATTCAAGCCACCGACGAGGTGCTCGCCTTTGGACTCAACAAATTGGACGCGTCGGTTAAGATGTTCGTCAAGTCTGAGAAGATTGCTCCGAACCCCGACAAACCCAATCCTGACCCCCGAGCCATCCAATTTCGTAATCCTAAGTACTGCGTTGCGCTCGGTAGGTTTCTTAAGCCTATCGAGGAGCATCTTTACCTTTTCCGCCACGCTAGCAGTGGTGTTCCGAAGTCTAGGAACATAGCAAAAGGTCTCAACCAGGAAGAGCGCGCTGCGTTGCTAGTAAAGAAGGCCGCCTTCTTCACTGATCCCGTCTTTGTCTGTCTCGATATGTCGAGGTTTGACAAGCACGTCTCCAAGGCATTGCTCAAGCTCGAGCATAGCGTTTATCTCGCTAGCATCCAGGATGCATACTTCGCGTGGCTCTTGTCACTACAACTGGTGAATCGTTGTATCACTAGTCGTGGGATCAAGTATAAGACCGCCGGTAGACGTATGAGTGGAGATATGAATACGGCCTTAGGCAACTGTGTGTTGGCCCTAATGATGTTAATTGCCTTTCTGGACTGGTGCCCGAAGTGGGACTGTTTGGACGACGGTGATGATAGTGTCGTCATCGTTGAACGTCAGTACCTACCTAGGGTGCTTGCGACTGTCCGTGAGAGGTTTTTATCGTTCGGTATGCAAGTTAAGGTTGAACACGTGGCCGATGACATCCATGATGTCGAGTTCTGCCAATCCAAAATCATTGAGTTGAACCCAGACAGGTTCAGCTTTATCCGTAATCCATGGAAGGTTTTGAGTTGTGCACTCGTGGGTGTGAAGTACTTCAATCAGGATGGCGCTCGCGCCAGGTTGTTGTACACCATCGGTCTGTGTGAGTTGATCTTGAACCGTGG